GTCGAGCTGCTGGTTGATAGTCTGTGCGGCGGCGAGGAGGCCCGTGAGGATCTCGGGCGGCATCGACGACGACGGGACGCCGCCTGCGCCGGGCGCCAAGCCGCGCATCGAGAACGGCCCGGCGCCCGTGCCGGTGCCGGGACCCCCGCCGCCCATCGGGGTCGGCGAAGGCGGCGGGCTGTCGAGCGGAGAGGCGTCAACGGTGGCGGGACTGAAAGGCGGCATCGAATGCTCTAGCGCTTGCGCATGGAGCGGCGCGCCGGGACGCCGTGACCCAGCCGGCGCTCCTGACTCAGCCCGATCGCGATCGCCTGCTTGCGCGACGTGACGCGCGGGCCGGTCTTGCTGCCGCTGTGCAGCGATCCGGCCTTGAACTCGTGCAGCGTCTCTTTGATCCCCGGCATCGTCGTCGCCTACTTCCGGAGGGTCCGGCCGACGGACCGTCTTCCGATGATGGCGCCGGACGCCCGCCATCCGCCTGGCGTCGGTCTGGATCTCGTCGGCGCGCGTCAACGTCCGGTGGTCGTCCTCGGCCTGGTAGTCGCGGTCGACCATCGGGGCGGAGGCGAGGGTCGCGCTGCCGGTCTTCTTCATCGCCGCCCCCGCACGGTGCGGTGCCCCTTGAGCGACTTGCCGGAGGCTGCTGCCTTCGCCATCGCCGTTTTGCCGTACTTGCGCCGCCCGATCGCGGCGGCGACCGCACCGGGATTGCGCGCGCCGCCCTTCGCGGCGATCTGCGATTTCAGCTTGGCGAAGCCGACGTAGGCCAGGATGCGCCTCAGGCTCTCAACACAAGAACGGGCCGGCGCCCTGCAGCAGCAGAACGGCCGGCCCGGTGGACGGTAGCGGATCGGCACCCCCCTCGAGCCAGCGATCCGCGCGCGTCAGTACACGGGAACGAGTGTCACCGGGGAGTGTCGACGATGGGCGCGCGCGTGTCAAGCCGGCGGTCGAGCCGGACGCGGTGCAGGCGGATCTGACGCGAGGGGAAGTCGACGGCGCGCGGGACGCCGGCGGCCAAGTGGAGGATGACGGCGCCGGTGTAGCGGGCGGCGTAGAGATCGGCGAGGAGGTCGGCGAAGGTCAGGTCTTCTTCGGTGAGGACGGCGAGGGCGTCGGCCAGAGACGGCATCAGCTGAGGTCTCAGGCGTGCACGATCTCGCCAGCCGTCACGAAGCCGTGCCAGCCGCAGCCGCCGACACGCTGGATGCTCGGCGTCAAGGTCAGCGTCTCGAAGGTGTCGCCGACGCGCGTCCAGTAGTGGCCCTCGAGCGTCGCGTCGAAGCGTCCGAGGCCGTCGAGCGGATTCTCCAGCAGGATTATGACGCGATCGGTCTCGAACGCGCGGTCGGGCGCGTGCGTGCCGCAGGGGCAGCGGAAGGAGAGGCCGACGCCGTGCCGCGGCGTCGCCGGCGTCCCGTCGGCGTTGGAGACGCCCTCGCCGCCCGCGCCGACCCATCGCGGATCCAGATCGACGAGCTTCACTTGCGACTCTCCGTGATCACTTGCCGTCCGTCGGACTTGGTCTCCTGCTTCGGTGGCGCCTGCCCGGAGGCCTTGCGCCCGGCCGGCGACACCGTCTGGCCGATCCCCATCAGCGCCTGCGCCATCAGCCGCTCGGTGATCGTCAGCGGGATCCGGATCTCCAGGATCCGCCCGGAGGCGAGGTCGAGCGTGAAGGTGCGGCCGGTTGTCGGGTCGGTGACCTGCGGCGGGGCGCCGCCAGCCGCCAGCATCGCGACCTGGGCGGGGCCGCCGGCTTCGACGTGCTGCTGGAGGAGCGACTCGATGCCGGGCGGGAGGGTGTCGACCGGCGGCAAGGGCATCGGCGGCGGGCTGCCGACATTGGGCGTCCCGAAGGTGTCGTGGAGGGTCCAGAAGTCGACGTAGCCCATCCGCGCGAGCTGCAGGTTGGTCATCTTGCGCTCGGTCGCCTCCATCGCGAGGACCGAGTTAGGCGCGACGACGAACTGCAGCGACCGGTGGACGAAGGCGGCGCGCTGCTCGCGGCTGGCCAGCGCCGGGTCGAGCTCGGGCGTGTAGCCGGAGCTGCCGGGGGCGAGCGCTGGGACGAGCGTATTGGGGTCGAAGTCGAAGTCGGTCAGGAGCTGGCCCGCCTGCCCGAGGATCTGCAGCCGCTTGGCTTTCGACAGGAACTGGAAGTAGTTCACCTTCATCTGCTCGGCCAGATCACGTAGGAAGGCTTCGACGACGCGCGCTTCGCTGCGGATCTCGGGCGTCAGCGCTTCGTAGTACTTCTGGATCGTGTCGGCGCTGGGCATCTGGCGCAGCTGGAGCAGCGCGGTCAGATTCGCCGTGCCAGCCTTATCGGTGAAGGTCGTCGTCAGCTGCGTCCAGAGCTGCAGGCACATGGCGAGCGCCTGGGGACTGGGGCCGTCCTCCTTCTTCCACGGCTCGCCGTAGCCGGGGTTGGTGCGGACGCGCTTGCCGGGACGGCGCGGATCCATCAGCCGCATGGTCGCTTCACTGACGGCGTTGCGGTTGTAGGTGATGTCGGGGTCGACCCACTGCCGGAGGCCCAGCCGCGCGTCGTGCACCGTGTCGTTGATGGCGTCCTGGATCGGCAGGAGGTCGTTGAAGAGCGGCACGCCGAGGAACTGCCAGGGCACCGACCAGAGGCGCAGCCGGCAGAACGGGAAGAGGCCGTGCCAGTAGGAGTTGGGGCCGTCGTAGACGATCGCGTCGTCGGTCGTCACGAGCAGGCGCCCGCGCGGGTAGAGCGGCGCGCCGGGCTCAGCGAGATAGGCCCAGTTGGCGCCCGGCGTCCCCATCGGGATCGGACGGTCGGTCAGGTTGCGCGTGCGGTCCTTGAAGTAGGCGCGGTAGAGGACGACCGAGCCGCGGCGGGAGCGGCGGGACGAGATCGCCGTGCCGCTCGCGATCTGGTCGAGTGGATCGGCCGGCGAGAGGAGCCGCGAGAGACCGGTGCGGAACTTCCCCATAACTTTGCCGAGCGCGGTGTCGCTGGCCGGACGGAAGAGCGAGGCGCGCGTCGGATACATCCCGCGCAGGGCATTCACCGAGTGCTCCTCGCGGAAGCAGACGCCTTCCCAGGTCTGGACCGAGCGAGAGAAGCTCGGACGCAGCGGCAGCGTATCGCGCGGGTCGCGCGGGCTGAAGCTGTGGCCGCCGCCCAGGGGGAGATGCGGATCCCAGTCGAGGACGAGGTCGCCGGTCCCGGCGGCGAGCCCGATCTTGACGACATCGCCCAGGTCGAGATCGAGCATCAGCGTGATCCACTCGGCGAGGAGGTACTTGTTGAGGAGGTCGGCCTGGAGCTGCGCCTCGGGCGGCCCCTTCCAGCCGACGACCGGCTTGAAGTCGGTGATGGCACTGACGTGCGCCTGCATCGCCTTGCGCGTCTCGTTGACGACGATCTGCGGGAGATACCGGAGCTTGCGCTGCTCGGTGGAGAGCTGCTCGCCGACGACGTACTGGTAGGCGCGCTCGATCGTATCGTAGGAGGGGTCGGAGCGATTGAGAAGGTCGCCTTCCTGCACCCACTCGCGCAGCCAGGCGACGACGCGGAGGTCGCCGCGCGCGAGGGAGTCGGCGGTGGTCGCGGGGAGGTCGACGATTCCGGACGGCGAGAACTCCACTGTCAGCTGCCACACTCACAAGGACCGATGTCGATCGACTCTCGACGACGGACGGGACGCTTCAGCCCCGTCACGACGAGTTGCGCGAGCGTCGTGTCCTTCAGGAAGGTATGTCCGAACAGCTGCTCACGTTTAACCGCCGCCTGGAAGACCTCCGGCGCGTGCTGAGCTACCGCTAGCCAGTAAGCCTTGCCACCACGTCGGCATCCCACGCAGTTAGCGTGATCGGACCACTCGTACATCGCTGGCGGACGAACACCAAGCTGGATCGACCAGTCGGCACACGCCTGCTTCGTCATCTGCGCCTCCGCTACGGGGAACCGGACCGTATAGCCCTCGACCCACGAACGTGCCGTCGCTCGCTGAATCCGTTCGCGCTCGCCGTAGGAGAACCCAAGTAGGAGCAGGAGCTCCGTCACTCCCTGCCCTCGCAGTTCGTCGAAGTACGCTAGCCGTGGAAGAACCTTCAGGATCCGGCTGCAGAAGGCCATTCGGTTGTTGGCAAGCGCACCTTCGTCGTCTTCGACCTCTTCGACTGACCGCCCGTCAGATCGCTCAGTGATCTCGATCCGAAGCGCTGCCGCCATTTCACGCAGGTACCGATACGTGTCCGCGTCCTCTTGCCGCGTATCGTGAAAGAGCGCG